ACTTTTTAGTTCTTGATGTGCAAGCTGAGATAGGTAAAATGTTACCTCCACCGCCAGATATTATAAGAGGATCAGTATTACCTAATTTAAGATCAGCAGACTTTATACCAAAAAAATTAGATAGAAATGAATACAATGATTTAAAAAAAATAACAAACGTAATAGAACTAAAATATAAAGGTAAAGATATGAATATAAAAGAAGCTATCAATGCAGAAATAAATGATCCATATATACAAACACGAAGAAGTATTATCAAAAATTTTGGATTACAAAGTGAAGAAGGACAAAGAGCATCAGAAGAAATATTCCAAACATTATCAAAAATAAATACCAAATATATAAAAGCAGGTATGATAGAGTATATGCGAACTGAAATGACAGAAGAAGACAGAAATAATAGAATAAATGCAGTTGAAGAAAAGAATCAAAACTTTAATAATGTATTGCTTGAAGAGTTTGATAAACTTAACTTAGGTACATTTAACAATAGTTCCTTTTAATCATGGCTACTAATACTACTGCTACTTCAGTACAACATAATGGAAATGGCAGTACAGCCAGTTTTGCTATACCTTTTTCGTTTCTAGCAAATGCAGAAGTTGATGTAACAGTAGGTGGTGTTCTTAAAACATTAGGCACTCACTATAATATAAGCGGTTCAACTGTTACCTTTACTTCTGGCAACATACCACCTTCGGGTACTAATAATATTAAGTTTCAAAGAGATACAAATATAAGTACAAAGAAAGTAGATTTTCAAGATGGTAGCGTTTTAACAGAAACAGATTTAGATACAAACAGCGATCAGGTATTATGTGCTCAACAAGAGATTACAGATAAGTGAAGTGGTATAGAAGATGGAGCTACAGCAGATCAGACAAATGCAGAAATAAAAACAGCATACGAAGCAAACTCTGATACAAACGCATTTACTGACGCAGAAAAAACAAAGTTACAAAATTTAGATTTAGCAAAGTTACAAGGAATAGAAACAGGAGCAACAGCAGATCAGTCTAATGCTGAGATTAAAACTGCTTATGAAGCAAACTCTGACACTAATGCTTTTACAGATGCAGAGAAAACAAAATTAGCTGGCATTTCTTCTGGTCAAGGAGCAACAGATTTTACATCTTTAACAGATACCCCTGCAAACTTTAGTGGTGCAGGTGGTAAGACAGTTAAAGTGAACAGTAGTGCCAATGCTTTAGAGTTTGTAGATCAAATATCAGACGTTGTAGGAGATACTACACCGCAGTTGGGAGGAGATTTAGATGTACAGGCAAGAGAAATAAATACATCTACATCTAATGGCAATATAAAATTAAATCCTAATGGCTCAGGTGCAGTAGAAGTAAGAGGAGATGGTAGTAGTAATGATGGTAAATTACAACTTAACTGTTCACAAAACTCTCATGGTGTAAAACTACAATCCCCTAATCATAGTGCAGGTCAATCTTATACTATGATTCTGCCTGATAACCAGATTGCAGCAGATAAGTTTTTAAAAGTAAAAAGTATTACTGGTAGTGGAGCAACAGCAGTAGGACAACTAGAATATGCAGATGGTGGGGGTGGAGCTACAGGTGGTGGCGGAGAGAAAATTTTTCACGAATCTGAGAATACAATGGATAATGACTACACGATAACTGCAAATCATAATGCAATCGTGCCGACACCTCTTACGATCAATGCTACACTTACTGTAGGTGCTACTTCAACTGTTACTTTCGTCTAATGGCAATAACAATTAATGGTTCTTCAAACGTAATAACAGGAATTGGTGTAGGAGGTTTGCCTGACGGAATAGTAGATGCAGATATGTTAGCTGCAAATGCTGTAGCAAGTGGAAAAATAGCAAGTGGTGCAATTACTGCTGCGAAACTAGCAAGTGGTGTTGGAGGTAAAGTATTATCAAGCGGTGTTGCAGCTTCATGGAGTGGTTCTACTGCTTCTACCTCTTATGTAGATTCAACCAGTTTTAATTTCACACCATCAGCTACGAGTAGCAAAATTTTAATTCTTGCAGCATTTAATCATGTTCAAGATTCTACAACTAACTGGTCAACTCAAGTACTGCGAGATAGCACCCAAGTATTTGAGCGTAGTCAATGGAAGTTTTCTTCAACTAACAGAAACTTTGGAATAATGAGTTACGTCATTCTTGATGCACCAAACACTACAAGTCAGATTACTTATAAATTTCAAATAAAAAGAACGACATCTGGCGGAGCAAGTACAGATGGGTTTAACTATGGTGCTAACTATGTTTATTTTGAGGTAGCTGGATAATGACATACGACTACAAAGCTGTTTATAAAAGTTATCCAAATGTTGTAAATATCAGAGATGGTGTTGGTTGTTTTGATGCAGATGGAAAGTTAGTAAGTATAGATGAAAGTCTTGTGAAAAAAGCGAGAACTGAGCTTGACGAAGAGTATGCAAAAGTAAAATATAAAGATGATAGACAGCCACTATATCCATCTTTAGGAGACTTTGCTGACGCAATGTACTGGAATAGTAAGGGAGATTCTAGTAAACTGACAGCATACTACGCAGCCTGTGAAAAGGTTAAAACTGACAACCCTAAGCCTAGTTAATTATGACAGCAAAGATTAAACTAAACGCAGCTTCAGGTGGTGGGTCTTTCAGCTTACAAGCACCTTCTTCTTCTGCTAATAACAGGGTTATGACTCTGCCTGATACAGCAGATGGAACGATATTAACTACAACAAACCCAAAGGAAGGAAATATTCTTCAAGTTGTACAGACTACAAAAACAAGTGCAGCTTCACTTGCAAGTCAAACTTTTACAGAACTTCTTAATTTTAATGTATTAATAACACCAGCTAGTTCTAGCAATAAAATACTTGTTGAATGGGGTGTGTATTTTGGAGCAGGATCTTCTTTAGGTTCTGGAGGTTTAAGATTAGTACGAACCATTAGTGGAAGTGCTAATGATCTTATATTCGTAGGAGATCAAGAACCATCTAATGCAAGTATGGTTAGAGCAACTAACTGGGCAACACACATGAACACAAGCGGTAACAGACAAACTACTTTTATGGGTGGAAAATTTTTAGATTCGCCATCTACAACATCACAAGTAAAATATCATATATCTTTTGCTGCTGGTCAGGGTGGTGGAGCAACAGTGACAATAAACAGACCAGAAGGTTTAAGTAATACTGATTCAAGAGCAACAGTTCCCAGTAGTATCACAGCAATGGAGGTAGCAGCATAATGGCAAATTTAGATCACGAAGCTATTTTGAAGGCATACGATGGAACAGTTGTATACATTGATGATTCTGCTGGAGCGCTTGATAAAGATGGAAAATCTGTAACTTTAGATCAAAGCAAGATAGATGCTGCACGAACCACACTAGATGCTGAAGCTGCTGCTGTTAAGTACAAAACCGACAGAACAACTGATGGTTCAACCATTTACGCTTCTTTTGGAGATCAACTTGATATGTTGTATAAGGATATGCTCGCAGGTAAACTTGATACAACTGGAACGTGGGCTACCCACATCAAAGCGGTTAAAGACACTAATCCAAAACCTAGTTAATTATGTCAGAGATCAAGGTAAATTCGATAAAAGGGGTGGCAGCTAGTACTGCTGCTATTACTGTCAACAATACTGATGGAACGTGTACTGCAAATATTACATCACTCAATGGTGGACAGTTTGCTAATAGAAACAAGATAATAAACGGATCAATGATTTGTAGTCAGAGGGGTGGGTCTTTTACTGGACTCACGAGTAGTCAATATACTCTTGATAGGTATAGATTTGCAATAAATCAATCTGGAACATTTACTGTTTCTCAATCTACAGACACACCTGATGGTTTCGGTAATTCAATAAAAATTGATTGCACAACTGCAAATGCTTCTTTAGGTGCTACTGCTACTTGTATATTACAACAAAGAATAGAAGGTTTTAATCTTCAAGATTTTGCAAAAGGAACTACAAGTGCAAAACAATTTACATTAAGTTTTTATGCTAAATCGACTAAAACAGGAACTTATATTGCAGAACTAATAGAAGGTGACGCATCAAGGAGTGTTAGTGCAAGTTATACAATTTCAGACACAAATTGGAATAGATATACAATTACTTTCCCTGCTGATACTACAGGAACTCTTGCTAATGATAATACGAGACAATTAGACTTAAATATGTTTTTAAGTGCTGGTTCTGATTTTGCAGGAGGTGGTTCGTTACAAACTACTTGGGGTGCATATTCGGCTTCCGTAAGAGCGGTCGGGCAAGTAAATCTAGCCGATAATACAAGTAATGAATTTTATCTTACAGGACTTCAATTAGAAGTAGGCAGCGTGGCAACAGATTTTGAGCATAGGTCATTCGGTCAGGAGCTTGCTTTATGTCAGAGATACTATGAAGAATTACACCCAAGATTATTAGTTCTTGCAAGATATAGTCATCACGATGGCAATCCTTACACTCAATATCATTTCAAGGTAGAAAAGAGAGCAGCACCAACTTGCACTAGCTCTGGAACTTTTCAAACTTCAACTGGTTACTCAGGGGCTCCTAGCTTTTCAGATACACTTAAAGATTCTACAGATATATATGGTGCTAACTCTGTTACGGCAGGGGGTATTCTTTATCTACATAACAATAGTAATGGCATTTGTCATTTTAGTGCGGAGCTTTAATTATGACTTACACTTACAAAAAAGTAAAAAATATGGAAGGAGTTGATTCAACAACAACTATTCTAAGAAAAGAAGATAATGCTTTTATTCCATTTGACGAAGCAAACACCGATTACCAAGAGTACCTTAAGTGGGTAGCAGAGGGAAATACACCCGACCCTGCTGATTAGTGGACATACCAGAAATTAATCTGCCTGATACAGATTACATTCTTGTACCACCTAGAACAATTTTTTATCCACCTGTGGCAGAGATTCCATATCTAGACCCTGTACTTCTTCCAAGTCTGGAACAGGTAGAGTCGGGTTTGGGAGGTCAGGAATCTTCTGCTGAAGAAGAAACATCATCTTCAACGGAGGAAGCGTTAGAAGTAACACCAGAGACAATACCGACAAACCTGCCAACCACCAAAGAAACTTTATCAACTGAAGAAGCTATAGCTACGTTTAATCTACCATTTTTCGGGGAGATGCCAATACCTGCACCAGAGGTCATTGCTTCCTCTGTGATCGCTGCTGGAACTGCAAGCGTGGCAAGCGTAGTAGGTGGGATTGCCATGCAAAGCGTATTAGCTTTTATCAAGAAAACATTTAAGAAAATCTTTACTAAAGTTTTAAAAAAAGAAGTCGCAAATGTGAAGGAAAAGATGGATAATAATAAAGGTAGCTAGAGTTCACATACCTGTACTATGTGGTGTCTAAACTAGCTACTTAAA